CGACCAGTGATGCCAAACCCAGGATTTCATAGTCCCCACCATGCGGTATCCCTTACTGTAGGCACGGGCGCAGATGTCGTGGTCTTCTCCACCACCGGGATAATACTTCTCCTCAAACCCACCCAGTTTCCAGTACCTTTCCCGATCAAAAACGGTGAACCAGGTGGCGATACCATCTACCACTCCGGCCTGCTTCAAAGGAAAACTCTTGGGAATCGGCTTGACTTCTCCCTTGTCCACCAAAGTAGCGTTCTCGTGATTAGAATAGTCACCTTTAATAAGATAATCATAACCGGCCTCGGTTTTACAGCTTTCCTGGTCAAGAATCTCAAATCGGGTGTAGTGGTCACACCCATATCCCCACATAGCCAGCTTGGGTGAGTTGGGATTAACGGCGATGATATTGTCGGCCTGGGCAAACGTATCCTCAATTCCCTGCCACCATTTCATATTGATGAACTCGATATCGTCGTTGGCAATGGTCACATATTTCGTGGTCGCTAGTTTCGCCCCCATGTTGGCAGCCTTGGAAAAACCCATGTTTCGGTAGACCCGTATATAAACTTCGGGGTTAAACCTTTTGACCACGTCGTATATACCGTCTTTTGTCTGGTCGACAACAATCACTTGAAAGTTGGGAGGGGTAAACTCATGCAGGGTCTGGAGAAACTTCTCGATGTAATCGGGAATGACGGGGAAAACGACAATGGTGTTCAATTTATCCATGACTTACGGGGTTGTTTTTGGGATTCATAACGTGGTCAATCATGTGAAAATTGGTGTTCTCGTCAAATGGTAACCCCTTCTCCTCAATCCATTGTCGGATGCCATTGTTGAAAGACGGATCTGGATTGTTTAAATCCCAGGTATGGCCGTGCATACACCAGGGGTGTGAAAGCGGAAACTCCTTTAATCCCGGAAAGTTCATGGTTTCCTTAGAAGCCAGCCAATATCCCCGCCTGGCCAATACGTCCATCATTGTTTCAGAGATAGCCCAGTTGGGAGCCTTGAAACCCTTTTTGAAGACCCCCATTGCCTCACAAGCATCCAGCACCCCATTGCACTCGTCTATGTCCCAGGCCATGACTTCTTCTAGGTCGTGATTCCAGCCGTGGACGGCAAACTGCATCCAACTGGAGTTTTGCCGCATCAGCCACAAAGCTGAACCTGATATACGGTTGGGAATAGTAAATAGGGTCACACAAAACGTGGGATATTTAGATTTTAGCCACCAGAGGTAGTTCATGGCGTTATTCTTGTAGTCATCACAAAAGTCATCTAATGAAACAGCGATATCTTTTTTCATGTGCCTAATAATTTATCGTACTCGTTAAACATTTTTTTAGCAGAGTAATGGTCTTCCATATATTTTCGGTAATTCATACACCCGCCCCTTTCAATGAGAGCGATAGCCTGGCTGGAAGTATTGTAGATACATTCTTTCGGCCATATCTCTTCCGATCCCATAAAGTTGTTGATGACACACGGGATGCCTTTGGACATAGCTTCAGCGGTAGCATATGAAAACCCCTCTTTCAAAGATGGAACCAGAAGCAAGTCAACCTGCTCGTAAAAGCGGTTCATGTCGTCGTAGTTACCGTGGATCGTCACCCGGTCTTTTAACCCCCGGCTCTTAATGAAGTGGGGATACATGAGTTTGTGATACTGGGTTTCGGACAACTGACCCCGGATATGTAGCTTCCATCGAGGGTCTTTCAAAGCTAGGTCGGCAAAGATGTTCAGTCCCAACATCGGCCCCTTGAGTTCCCACATATTGCCCGTTACCATGCCCACTTGGAATCCGTCTGTCTCACTGGTCTTCAGAGGAAACTTGTCCAGATCCAACCCCGGCTGGATCATATGCAGTTTGTCACCCCACTGGATCGGTTGCCCGGTAGCGTCGTCTTTCTCGGCCAGAAGCCATCGCCAGAGAAATGGAGAAATGCAGATGAAATAGTCGATCATGTCCACCATCCACTGACACCTCACACCCCGTACCCAGATATCCCAGTCGATGGGCCGGACGGCGAACTTACACTTGGGAGTGTAGTTGTTGTCCCGGCAGTAGTTAAGTAGGCAGTGGATGTTGGAATCCCAAACGTCGACATAGTACAAATCTGCCCAGTCCATGAGAGCGGGGTTGGCTCCAGGCTCCCACTTAACTTCATGGCCCTTGTCTCTCCAGTGATCCATAATCATCATGGAGAATTTGCCCCCGTTGTTGTCTGCAACTGCAATTTTCATAGTTCTTTAGGCAGGGTACTCCGGCTTGCCGAGCCGTAGTGAAAGGCGTTAATTAACATGGTGCGGTAGTGCTTCCTGCCGGTCAACTCTTCAATCTTCCTCGACCACAGAATATCAAAATGACTGCGAAAATCGGAAAACTTCACCCCACTCTTCTCTGGTAACACGAGTGGGTTGAATAACGTGCATTGGAAGTCAGCATAGTGCTGGTGTTCTAGGTCGTCTCGCACGAAACCGTGGCGGGGAGAGATTACAGTCGGGTAGGTCAACCTACCGTCCGTATCCACCGATTGCACATCCAAACTGGCCCAATCTTCCGGTAGGGTTGGGATCAGGTCAATTTGCTTCTTGTCCCAGTCAGCCTTGACTACCACATCGCTTTCAATCAGAAATACATGGTCGATTGGCTGTTTGGGGATCTCGTTCATCCATTCCTGCGTGGCATAGTCATATCCAAGCTGGACAGCTTGTCCCAACTGGCTTTTGTGAATCCAGTCGGGTACGTCGCTGTTAATCCTCAAAACCCTGCGATTCTTTGTTGCCCGGACATTCTCCGAAACGGGGATGGTTGAGTTGTCATCAACTAGGATGTGGACAAACGGCATGGTACTGAACTGGTCGATAGCGTTTACCATCGCCGCCGTTTCTAAAATAGCGTTGTAAATGGGGGAGATTATCAAATTCATATTATTTCTACCTTGGGCAATGGCACAATAAACTTGCCCTTGAAACCAACATCCCTGGCTTTCTGTATAATCTGGTCTTTGTAATTCCAGGCTAAAATCAAGACGTAATCCACCGCTTTCAAATCTACTTTGTCAGGTGATAACACCGGGATATGGGAACCTGGAGTATATTTGTCATACCTAGCCGGTGATTCGTCAATGATGCAAGAAATCAAGTTTTCGTTAATACGGCAATAATTAAGCAGGGTATTGGCCCGACCAGCGGCTCCATAGCCCACGATTGTTTTGTCTTTGTCTCGCAAATCAAAGAGAAGGTTCATCAATTCCAATCTTCTTTGGACAACATCGTCCACAAAAGTCCTCAATCTCTCCGGGGGGAATTGTTTAGCGTAGACCCGAATCGACCCCGAATGAGTAGGAATCCGTTTGACTTCCAGAATCTCAAATCCGTACTTTTTGAGGAATGGTGCCAGAGAAGCTATGGAAAAGTAGTTCATGTGTTCGTGGTAAATGGTGTCGTATTGGAGTTTCTCAACCATGTCTACCAGGAAATGAACCTCGAAAACAAATAGCCCGTCATCTTTAAGCATGACCTGGATTCCTTTCATCACTTCATCCAGATCGTCAATATGGGCGAAGACGTTGTTGGCTAAAACCATGTCGGCCTTCTTGCCGATCTTCTTAGCCAATTCCCAGGAGAAAAACTCGTTGATGGTCTTGATTCCTTTCTTTCTGGCAATCCTGGCGATGCTTTCGATGGGGTCAATTCCCAAGACCTTCATCCCCAAATCTTTCAGCGGTTTTAATAGAACCCCATCGTTACTGCCAATTTCTACAACAAAGTTCCCTGGCCTAATCAGATCCTTTTTAACCAACTCCTCGGCGTAGTCTTCAAAGTGTTTAGTCATGGCCACGGAGGATAGAAACGACTGGAATAGTTCTTCCTTGGGAACCGTATGCAGGAGTTGAACGGCAGAACAGTCCCGACACCTGGATATTTGCAAGGGATAGTATTTCTCCCTACCCACTTCTTCGGCTTTTAGGAATGTACCGGCTAGGGGGGTATCTCCCAGATCAATCACCGGCACCAGATTCCTGGAATTGCACAATCTACAGTTCTTTCTAGCTTTCATTTTTAATCTGTTCCCAGTTATTAACTAACTCGTCCAGGGTATACTTGGCGTTGTCTATAACATACTTTCTGGCTGAATACGCAACTGCGGGTATCTCCTCCAAATCCCCGGCAACAAACTTGCCATAGTTGTACTCCATGTCGTCTAGATACTTCTGACCACCCAGGATATACGCTCCAGTCGCCATCGACAGGCACATATTGGCGTTCCTACCACCACCGTGACCGTTTCGATACATGGGATGGTCAATAACTGCACTTGGTTCAGCCCAGCACTTGCCCCCAAACATCCAGGTGGTCAGTCCCAACATCAGACTCTCCGCCGTATGTCCACCGGACTTTTCAAACGCTTCGGGGAACAAGTTACCAATTTTCATCATCCAGTCTTTTTCGGCCACAAAGCCAGACAGGGTATTCGATGGAATGGGAAACGGGGGAATGTCCCGTAGACAACTTCGGCCAATCGAGTTGACCCGGCCAAAGGGGTTGGGACTAATTAAGTGGCTTTCACAAATGTACTCCCCGTCACGTTTGGTAATACAACCCACCCCAAACGGGGAAAACACCACTTTCGCCCCCAGGTTGTTCAAAGAATCAATCATGGTTCTGAAGTAGCTGGGAGAAAAGATTAAATGGGGATCAGGCATCGTTATGTACTTTCCCGTGGCAACTGTCACCCCATACGAGTGGGGGGGAATGGTTCCTTGTATTGGATACTTGTGGTAGGAAATGGGAAAGTCTTTGTGGAACCGGATGAACTCATGTAGGTTCATCTTCTCTATTTCTTCACTGCCGTTATCCACAACTATAATTTCATAATCCATTCTGTCTCTTTCTAGCTGTACCAAAATCTGGGCAATCGTTAAATTGGTAGCAATCGAATCGTTGATGGTGGCGATAATTACGGATAACTTTTCCACATTTCCTCCAATCCCCCTTTGAGGTTAACTTTAGGTTCCCAACCCAGAATCTTCTTGGCTTTGTCGAGGTTTGGCATCCGATCTTTCTGCTCATCCGCCCGAGCCGGTGCAAATTCAATTTCAGCCGCCATGAGAAAAGCCAGATCCTTGACAGACATCAATTCCGACGTTCCCAAGTTAAATATCTCTCCATTGGTATTCGGATGCCACATGGCCCTGACCATGCCTTCAATGAAGTCGTCAACATAGCAGTATGTCCTAGTAGCTTTCCCTTCTCCAGTCACTTTCACTGGCAATCCCTCTTTAATCCTCCGCATGAAAGACGGAATAACCCTGGTATCGTTTATCCTCATCCCTGGCCCATAAATATTGAAGGGTCGGATTATTCTGGCATCCACCCCTTCGTACCTGTGATAATTCAAGGTGGTAACTTCTCCGAATAATTTAGAGATATCGTAGAAAGATCTCAACCCAGTTGAGTTTACAGTCACGTCGTCACTCTCCTTGTACGGTTCGTTGTAAACATTTCCATATACCTCGGAAGATGAAACATAAAGAAATTTAGCGTGGTTAAGCAACGAAAAATAGATCATGTTCAGGGTACCAACCGAACTGGCGTTTATTGTTTTTATAGCGACACTTTCATAGTTTGCAGGATTAACCGGGCAAGCTAGGTGAAATACGGCATCAACGTCTATAATCTTCGGAAGAGATCCACACACGTCGTTTCCGTCCACAATATCCCATCCGATTACTTCGTGACCGTCGCTCTCCAGCCTTTTGACAAGATTAGACCCTAAGAAACCCCTACTTCCACTCACAACACATTTCATAGCTTTATTGACCACGCACATTTAATCTCACCGGCTTGAGTAGCGTACTGGAATTCAGCTTTGATCTTAGATGGCACCAATTCATCCCAGGCCTGTCTTACCCCCGGACATCGGGGATGTTCCCAGTCGTGCAAGAAAATATACCCACCAGGCTTAACCAGGGGAACCCACCTACCTACTTCCAGCAGGGTTGTTTCATAAGTGTGATCGGAATCTATGTTCAAAACGTCGATATTTGCCCCTGGCCACCCTTTTTCCAGAGACGACTCCCTGGTAAAAACAACATTGACGGCTCCGGTATCAGCTATGAACTTCTTGGTTTCTTCTTCATAGCACAGCTCATCGCATCCAGCGTTGATATACGGCAAGCCAGGATCGAAAGTGTATACCATACCCTGTGGACAAGACAAAGCCAGAGAAGCGGCAGACTTACCGTGTCCAGTACCAAAGTCCACAATAACCGGATGTCCAGGCAAATCATGAAGTTTTTCCCACCACAGTCGCTGTTCCGGTTCGTGAACCGATGATGGAATTTTTGAGCAAGCCCTGATTACATCTTCTGCTGTCATTACCAACCCTCCTTTACATTATCGCAAACATAATCCACGTCCTCAAGGGTCATGTTCATGTGAAGGGGCAACACTAGGTATTTCGACTCCAGAGCGTTCATGTTGGGCAGATCCAACTTCTTCCCCCCAAAAATTGAGTACTGATCGTTCCTAAAGTGAACTAACCCGTTCTCTATTCCTTTTTCACTCAACTTTTTCATGAGACTTTCACGGTTATTTTCCACGAGTACGGTTAGTATCCATACACCGTGTGTGTAATTGTACTTTCCTTTAATGACGGATATTCCTTCGATGCTTGCAAGTCGTTCCGAATATCGGGTAAACAACTGGCGACGGTACTGGAGAATCCTGCCCAGTTCCCCCAGTGCCGCCTTTCCCATCGAGGCAGATATATCCGTCATCTGGTACTTGTACCCAACTTCAGTTATGTCCTGTTCCCAGTTCGCCCTGAACCCAGCTTTTCTTTCCAGTCCAAACCACCTCAACCTTTTAGCCTTATCGACTAGGGTTGGATCTTTAATAGTCAACACACCCCCATCAGCTGTCGTTATGGTCTTGATGGCCTGTAGAGAGTAACAAGTAAACTCACTCATCCCCCCAACCGGAACGCCGTGGTACTTCGCTCCGTAGGCATGGGCGGCGTCCTCAATTATGGGAATATTCCACTTCTTGGCAATCGCTTGTAACCCACCCATGTCACATGGCAACCCAGCGTAGTGGACACAGACAATGGCCTTGGTTTTTTCATTTACTTTTCTGGCAACATCCTCCGGGTCTATGTTCAGGGTATCGGCCTGTACATCGGCAAACACTATCTTTGCCCGTTGATACAAAAGGGGAATGTTGGTGGCAGTACAGGTAAAAACGGGGGAAATTACTTCATCGCCATCCTTGATGCCAGCCAGAATATATGCCAGGTGGAGAGCCGCCGTACCGGAACTCACGGCCACCGCAGGGTATGTCTGAAAAACCGACTGGAATTGTTGTTCAAACTCATCCACTTGGTGGGCCTGACCGATCCACCTGGTCTTCAGGGTTGCAGCCACGGCTTCACGCATAGAATCCGTAACGTGGGGCCAGAACAGTGGAATGTGTTTTATATTATCCATTCATCTCCCTTCTTCAAAAATCTCTCTATTAATTGCGTTAATTGTTCTGCTTTGTATGCGGAAGTGAACCGGTGAGTATCGGGAATATGTCCGTTAACATAAACTTTGGGGTTTTTGGCTTTAGCAATAGCTTCCCCTGGGGAACTGAAAAAATCCACGTTATAACCCACCAGAGACTCCATACCAGGTGCGTATTCCTGAAGAAGATATCCCCATGCCCGCAACACCTTGCCCACCCGGTTTGACCAGTAGCCATAACAGTTGGGTTCCACGTTAAATCCCAGTACCACCTTGCTTTGAGCGACCAACTTGTTGTATTCCTCGCCATATACCGCTGGGCTGGCGTCTAACCCCAATTTGGCCCACTCTTCATAATTCCACGAAAAGACCTTCACCGGAATCTGGTTGTTGATTTCCACCAACCAATCCCGGCGATGGCCCTTCTGTATCATACTCCCCGTAAAAATTACATCATATTTTTTCTCTTCATCCTTAAACCGCTTAATATTTCCATCACACACATCCATCTGAAAATAGTAGGCCGGTATCCCAGCTTCTCGATACTTTCCAATCAAGCCGCCTTCTCCGGTTAAATATAGGTCAGAAGCTATGGCCATCTTGACGTTCCAATTCTCTGGGTCAAACTCATTCATGTAATCCCAAACCCAGTAGAAAACCGGAGCGTTAGTCATCTTCCTCAACCAGTCAACATACTTCCAATGGTCAAAGTGGGGCCACTTGGCCACAATGTTTATGTCAGCGTTTTCATCGGGTAATACCCAATCCGGTTGTTTTTCATAGCCGTCCACATGCGCTTTCCATACGTCTCTGGGAACCCGGACAACTTTATTACCCACCGACTCTAACTCCCTGGCAATATGAGACTCATCAGATATTTCGCCCACATAGCCGTTTTGGTAGTTGCCGACAAAGTTGATGGTCATTGTTAAAATCTATGGCAAGTAAAGTTTTCGTGATCGACGAGAAAATCCGAGTACAAATTGTTGTTCAGGATTATTCGGTCAACCGCCCTTTTCACACCAGTCTTTTCATTGTAGTCGTCAAATATGATCTTTCCCCCTATTTCCACCCAAGGAAGCCAAGATACCATATCCCGCAAAACCCCCTCTTCGGTATGATCGCCGTCGATATATAAGACGTTTATTTCTCCCCTTTCCCAGGACTTGGCCTCCATCTGGGAATCAGAGTTTATAAAAACCCAGACAGGTTTTTCCTTATTATTTAACTTCAGAAACCTCTCGATGTTTTCCGTTCTTCCGGGTTGGTCTATACTATCAATGCCATATAGATCAACCCCGGGGTTGGCAGCAAGACAGGCCACCGCCAGACTGGCACCATAAGCAACCCCAATCTCCAGGTACGTTTGTCCGGGTTTTAACCGGGAAACAGAATCGTATATCTCACGGATATCCTCCATGTTTGCCCAGTCTGCCAGTCCAATAGACTTCAGTTGTTCGGAAATTTTATTGTATAGATCCATATTTGCCCATCCACTCCGGCCTGTATTTAAGTTTGTCCATTGGTATTTCAAAGTCTGCTGTCCAGATAGCTGGAGAGCTTGCCCTCTCAAACCCCCACTTGGAAATGAAGTAGTGCCAGTTGTGATCCCAGTAAGAACGGTTGTCGGGATGAAATGTTCCACTTGTTTGAGAGAAGTGGTAAACAACACAATCGGTATTCTGCATTGGTTGAACCCCAGCCAGTCTTATTTTGTACTCCAAATCTGAATCCCCATTTGATCCAAAGGGATCGTAGTTCTCGTCATATCCTTTGATGGTGTCCCAGAGCTCCCTCTTCATTAAAAACGGCAGATTGAACCCCTTTGATGTCCCAAACCCCTTGTATTCTTTTGCGCAGTCCAACCACTTCTTTTTGTCAAAGTCTCCGCCTGCTCCACCACAGAAACATACGCCAAATGTCGGGGCTCCCTGTCTGGGCTCGACCAATCGGGGAGAGATACACATTGATTCCGATTCCGTTAATTTCTCAAACCATCCCGGCGGGTATATCATGTCGTCATTCGTAACCATTATCCAAGGCGTGTCGGTGAATCTCACACCGGCGTTTACTGCCTTACATTGTCCTTGGCCATCAATCTCCACAGTAGTTACTTGTCCCCCGTGCTTGTCAATCTCGTCTGGCAACGTCAAACCGCCGTTCAGAGCCACCACAATCGGACATTCACAGGTTTCCACTAAAGAGGTCAAACTCTCTTTCAGGGCATATCTCTCTTCCGGGTTTTTACCCCAGACGGGTATAATTATTGATAAGTCAGATTGTTGAATCATTTCGGCATCCAATTTTTTGAATCATAAGCGTCTTGGTTGTCGAACTGTTGTACATATTGTTCTAACTCTGGAGTGTGACCTTGCAACTGGGGAGTGAACCACTTTGCGTATCCCCAGTTCCCCCCGGTTGTTTTTCCAAAGGGGTGGTATGCCCTGATTCGGGGTGTTATACCGACCTTGTACCCAATCGTCTGCAACCTAGAGCAAATTGTCCTCTCCTCGTGATTTCTCCGTGGATCTAACTTGTGTTCCCATCCCCCAGCCTTAATGACGGCATCCAGTCGCATAATCCGCATCACGGCTCCGCACATATTCCTCTCGACCACATCCGGCAAGCCAGCGTCTTTGTGATCCAGACCAGCCGCACCAATGAACACGTGCGGGTGAAGCGAGATCGCCCCGTACTCCTCCCTCTCGTCAAGGAAGGTCGCTAGTTGGGTAAGCCAGTCTGGCGTTAGATCGGGGACATAGATGTCGTTGTCCGTTGTTATGAGATACCTAGAAGTGGCGTTGGCCAAAGCTAGGTTCCAGGCGGAATGGATGCCAAGGTTGACTACGGTCTTCTTGCCGTTTATCCGACTGGGTTCAATTACTAAGTCAATCACGTCGGCGTGTTTCTCCAAGACTTGCTCATTTCCCCCGAAGTGGATAACGACTAATCGGTATTTGTGCTTCGTTCTTTCACGCAGATATTGGATGGTATTGTCCGTAAACTGGGGGCGCAGATATGCGGTTATAAAAATGTCGATTGTTTCAGGAATCATACGCCTTGCATGTTTTAGCGGGGATGTACGATATAAAGGTTGTCTTCAAACGGGAAAGTGCGGTATTTACGAGTGTACTTATAGAACAAATAATGATCCTGGCCCCAGGGATTCCCCAATTCTTTTATAGCTTTGTCTGGCTCGTTTTCCCGGTCAATGAAATAATGCTTCCTCAATTCTGGGAACTCAATTTGGGCCATGGCGGAAAAGTCCCAAGGACTTGTCATATACAAATCCCTAACACCGCCGTAATTAATTTCCGTACAGTCTACATTCTCTACCTTAGCTGGGGGAAAACCACCCATCTCGTCATATAAAGACCGATGCCAGACAAACGTCCCGTTAACTATGTTTGCTCCCCCAAATTCTTCATGTCCGACCTCTCTTTCTGGCGGCCTAAATGGCCCCCGGACAGAAATACTGCCATTCTTGTGAACATATCTAGACCCGCAATTGAAAAGTTTGAATTCTGGATTTGCCTCAATGGCCTCGTTAAACTTCTCTAAATATTGCGGGTCTAATTCATCGTCTGAATCCAGGCAGACAAACCACTCTCCCTTGGCGTTTTCCATGGCCAGATTGTAGGCCACCACCCGCTCCAAATGTACCTGATTCAAAACTACCGTCTTCTCATCTTTTGGAATTTCTACTTCAAGAGTAGAACCGTCGTTTACGATGATGTGTTCGTAATCCTGAAATGTCTGTTTTTTGACACTCTCGATGGCCCGGAATAGTTGATCCCTTCGTTCTTCATTCCAGAGGTGGACAGGCGTAAGTATACTGAATCTAGGCATAAATATACCCCCGTTTAGTCTTTTTTTGCATACTCCTTCACGTTCTCCATCGTAATTTGTGGCCCGTACTGAAGTTTGTAAAATTCTTCCTGGCTAACTGTCCTAATATCTCCCCAACCATATCCCAGGGCTTCCAACACTTCCGGGTTGGTCACCCAACTAGCTTGGCTCTCTTTCAGGAAGAAAACCTTGTCGCCGGTGGAAGCACAGCGAACCAGGGGGGAGTCTTCCGCTGGCCCAGAAGCAGGTTGAACATCTTCACCCCAAACTTCTTCTTTTTTCTCTTCCTTGATATCCCAGACTTTCTCTTTTATGACCATTTTCGGGTCTGTGTTTTCCCATTTACTCTTCAGCAACTCCCTGTTTTTGTTCATCAACTCTGGTATCTCCGGCATACCGTGACTGGTAGCTCCGATAATGTGGAATATCGGCACTAACTCGGTAGATCCGTACGTTTTACCGGCTTTGTCCATCCGCTTCAAAAAGTCCAGGTCTTCGCCGTATCCAAGGGTAAATTGTTCATCAAAAAGCCCCACTTCATCGTAAAGATCCTTTTTTGCCAGTACACAGGCAAAATCCCGAAAGTCGGATACAGAATCGTGCAATGACTTATCTAGCCATTTGGCTCGTTTCAAGGTCGAGTCGGTTGCCCTGGCGTAGGCATCGCCATACATGGGATGGGACATCACAAAATCCAGAATCCCACCGTCAACAAACTTTTTCAGGTCTTCCAGCCAGTGGTCAAAGACCATCGTGTCGTTATTTAGAAGACAAATGTAACCACCCCTAGCCACTCTAATTCCTTGGTTCCAAGCATACGCCACGCCCTTGTTTTCCTGGTTAGTGACAACCTTGTCCGCTTTCCAGTCAGATAGGTTCTTCATCTTAATCGGAGATCCGTTATCAACCACGATCAATTCGTAAGGAGTCACCAGATTGTCGGTGTGTTCCCGCACCGATCCGATACAGTTGCCGGTATAGTGGAAGACATCGTAGCCTCGATTGTAGACCGGGATGATTATGGACACCAGTTCCGGGTCATGGATGTTTGCTCCCGTTTCCGCTCCTGGTGGCATGGGGGGATTAGGTGTCGGCTCGTTTGTATTCCACTCCCAATTATCATTCATTTTTTACCTCCTTAGATATCTTGTCCCAGCGATGAAAGTTGTATTTATGGGAAACACCCGCCATTCTCATCCACCTACTGATGAGACGAGAAAAAGAACGAATAGATGATTTTTCCCCAAGTTCTTTGTATACCTCTCTTGCCGTTAAGCCACTCTTATATAAATTCAACGCCCTAACTACTTCCTCATCAGTATAATTGGCTGTCATTTTTCTTTAGGATATTTTGTAAGTAACTCCTGGTTCAAGGCGTCCACCAATCTGAAAAACGGGTTGTCGGAGAAGTAGGCAAATGCTTGCACGTCTTTCTTCAGGCACTTTCCGCCTGCCCCCCTTCCGCCTTGATGCCAGATCGTAAAATGGTTTTTACTGCCCCACGGATGAGATTCCAGAACCTTTTTGACGGTCTCGTAATTAGCTTTCTCTCTTTGGCAAAGATCGAAGATGCTGTTAGCGAAGACGACTTTCGTGGCAAAGAACGAGTTGAGGCCGTATTTAATCGTTTCCGCTGTAACTGAGTCTGTTTTGTAGATGGCGATACCTTTCCAACGACTTTCGTAGAGACCGGCGACTCCATCCCTTGCCTCACCAGAATCGGACCCAACGACAACAAGAGTTGGTCTTCTAGCATCTTGTTCCCAAGTTGATTCAGTGAGGAATTCGGGGTTGGATACGATACTCTGGACGCCAGTTCTCCCCACAATTCTGCGAACTGTACCTGGCAAGACCGTAGATCGGATGACAAATGTTTGAGTTCCGCCAAAAGACGAGATTTTTCTAACGTAGTCTTCGATGTATCCGGTGTCTTGCTTGCCGTCTGCTCCAGTAGGAGTTGGTAAACATATAAAAATGTATCGGCATTTCGCTGCATCTTCGAGAGTAATATTGCTCCCTTGGAGGTCAAAGTATCGAGTGATTCCAAGGGAGAGGCCGGTAGCCTTTCCAACAACTCCGTATCCGAAAATACAGGCAGACTCCATGTCATGTCTCAAACAAAAGTGGCTCTAACGCCGACTTAAAGACCTTGTTCAAATTCCTGTTCTTACGCAGGAATTGGGACAACTGCATCGGGCCACCATCAAGTAACTTGGATTTAATCATCCCCGCTGTTTCATAATGGTATTTTTTCTCGTAAGCCGCTCTCTGTTCAGGAGCAGCATCCCCCGGCCCGTAATTCGTATTAGTTACCCCATCCATACCATTCATAATGTCTATATTGGAACTAAACTTGCGGTTGATCGTGTTCGGGCCAAAGATGTCTCTGAATGGGGGGAAATCAAAGTTGACTACCACCACCTGCCTCAACATTCCAGCCTCCTGTGTTACCAGGGAGTATGATTCAGACCTGGACGGCATAATGAAGACGTTGGCAAGCATCTGAAAGTCTCTGACTTGAATGTGGGGTATTTCATAATTCCACGCCGGTTTTTCTTCCGAAGTAAAGATCAACTCTCCCTGAGCTAGCTTGTTATCTATCCCCAACTGCTTTAGGTCGTCCCGGTAAGTTACTTTGTCTCCCGCCGTCGAGTGAAAATCAACTACCACGATCCGAACAGACATGTCATGCCTCTTGAGGGCAGCCATGGTCTTGATTACCATCTCCACCTGCTTCCCCCGGTCTAGCCTTACGGGATATATGCAGATAGCGTCTGCTTCTAGGAATTTATACTTCTCCGCAACTTGTTTTACTTCTTCCCCAATCCCCAAAAACTCATATACGTCGGTAGGATGATGCACCGTTTTTACCAGATCCTGGGATACTCCAAAGTTCTCCGCAATCCGGGGAATTGAGTAATCGTTAAAAAATACATATCTGGAATTGGGAAACGGTTGAGCAATCACTTCCAGGTATTTGTCCTCAAAGTAAGGACGAAGGGTCGCCAGCGTGACTGGGGAAGTGGCAGAATGAATCCAGTGCAGCCAGCGGATATTAGGCATCTTCTCCGCCACCATCCGGGCAGCCATGTTGTGCTTCAAGCAAGAGTTTTGATAGATAATGTCGTGAGTCAAGACTACATCCGCCCCCTCTAGGATCTTCGACAGTTTGTCTCGAAGCATCTGAACATCCAGATCAAAACTTTCATCCTTCTTCACTTCATTGTGAACCGGAACCTGGGGGATTCTTTCAATCTTTACATTCGGATTCAGATACTCACCCTTTGGTTCAAACGTCTCCGCCACAATGACTTTGATCTTGTACCCATTCCGGGTGAACATCTTAATCTGATCAATGACAACCCTATTGAGACTGTAGGCCTCGTCTGCTGAAGAAAACGAAGTGAAAATTATGCAGTTTTTAGGATTTACGATCTCACCCATTATGAATCATTATACCCCAGAAAAAACCAGAAGCAAGAACCAGTTAAGCTGGATTTGCCCGACCAATCACTGAAATGCAAACCACTGGGTTAAAATCCCACCCCTGTTCGCAAACCGCATATACCCCCTTGGTAAAAGAGAGGGGGCTGGCAAACACGTTGATATCGTTGTCCGTGGTGGAGCAATCCAGCCACCACTTTAAATTGCTGGGAGTCGCTTCTGCGGCAACTGTCGCATCGTATATTGCCACCGTCGCAGCCCCGCCCCCCGAAGATAGTTTCAGACAGGTCACCTCATTGGAACCTGAAATTTTTTTTTCCTTCTCCGTGTCTGTCGGTTTCCAGACTCCCGCTAGTGAATATGTGTGTTTTACTAACATATTTATAAGGTTGTGGTAGTAGAAGTAGAAGTAGATGTCGACGTAGAGGTTGAAGTCGAAGTCGAGGTACTGGTTGTCGTCGTGGACGTAGATGTGGTCGTGGTGGAGGTTGAAGTGCTAGTTGTTGTAGACAGGGGAGCAAAATACCACTGGGTAGTCCTTGCGTCGTAAACCCAGAGAGCACCATTTTTATTGTCATAGTAATACTGCCCATCCTGGGGTTGGGTAGGCTGGACGTTAAACGTCACAAGTCTCTTTGACTCAACTGCTGAAAAATGTGTATCAGGTGCCATATTTATCCACTGGTTGTGGTAGACGTAGAAATAGAGGTAGATGTCGAGGTGGAAGTACTCGTTGTCGTAATAGAGGTCGAGGTTGAAGTCGACGTACTGGTCGAAGTCGAAGTAGACGTTGAACTAAACCAGAAACCCAGCCAATTATTGCCACTGTAACGAAACCAGGCTTTCTTGCCGGAATCCCAATATTCGTCACCCGAAATCGGGTCAGACGGAGCCGTCGTGGCTACCGGGAGCCTCCCTTGTAAATCGGTGATATGTGTTCCTGTTGCCATAATTTATTATACAGTCGTCGATGTCGATGTAGACGTAGACGTACTGGTCGTTGTGGACGTGGTAGTAGATGTGCTGGTTGTCGTTGTTGATGTAGACGTACTGGTTGTGGTTGTCGAGGTAGAAGTCGAAATCGAGGTGCTGGTGCTTTGAGAAGTAGAAGTGCTGATAGTCGTCGAAGTCGAGGTCGATTGAGAAGTTGAAGTGGAAGTTGTGGTAGTAGACGTTGAAGTTGAGGTGCTGGTTGAAGTAGAGGTCGAAGTTGAAGTAGAAGTAGAGGTTGTCAATCCCAACCCAGACCACTTAGCTCCATCGTACCGCATCCAGCGATTGTAAGTTGTGTTGTAATATTCGTCTCCCGTGGCCGGAGTAGTCGGGTTAACGGTTCCTGTTGGAAGTCGTCCTGCGATTGATCCGAAAGTTGTAGACATATGCCTCAAATGTGGAACGGTTAAGGAAAGTTGATCTACAGAGGCGGGTCAACTTCCCTGTGAATTATGAAGCGTATGCGGCTCCGTCACCCTTGCTACCGTGTACGCCCCTCCAGTCGGAGAACCCTTTAGAGAATCTCTCACGGCATTTGAACAATGCGCTGCCACTCTCAAACTGGTCATCCTGTTTGAATTCAGCCCGGACTCTCCAGTACCAGTTGAGTTCATGGAGCTTGGAATCAATCAGCCACCACGCTGTCGTGGAAGTCAGATATATCCAGTTGATTATCCTGAACGCCCCCTTGTAGTAGTTCATGTCGTTGTCGGCTGTACCCGCCCTCATGCCGGAATCAATCAATTCGTGGGCTTTCTTGTCAAGATCAACCGGAACCAACAAGGTGTCGAACTCAATGTCGATCTTCATCCCCTTGTCGTCCAAGAGTTTGATACCGGCCAAGCGAACAGTCTCCAAATTGGGTTCACTTAGAATCAAGCCAGTCGAGGAGGCATTGGATTGAGCCGTTCCACCGTCAGCACGGGGATGGCTGATTGAGCAGAGGGGTTTGGCGTCTCCACCCTGGTCTGTGGTATCAAAAGCGTTGTTGAAGACCTTGGCGGCATGGAATTCAGCCGTCCTGCGTGCAGCCCTACCCAGAGCCGCCGGTTTCTTATTCATCTTGTTGTAGAGGGCATCCTCATATAGCTCTTCAGAAATCTTGAAACCCTTGGTGAATTTCTTGTGGGTATAAGTTATGTCATACATCTGAACCGGATCTTCATACCTGATATTATCCTGTTCACTCGTTTCATCCAGGTAGCCGAAGCCGGACAAGGCCGAATCTTTTTCATCCTGCTTGTCGCTTTCGTTGACGTGAAGCAGGGTTTCCAGCTTCATGGGGATTTCCTTGAACCTGTCATCAAAGATCTCCCTGAAACCGGGTTCCAAAATGTCTCCAAATAATGCACGATTAGCCATGTTTTATGCAGCCACAACTGCGGTGGAATTCCCAATATGCGTTAGCAACTGGGGTTCAGCCACCCTAAATAACCCTTTTGACGCATCCGCATCCCCGTCGGGATCAATCACTAGAAGTTGAAATTGACCAGAAGTATCGGAAGCAGACGACTGATCTATCTGATCCGAAGCGGCCAGTACGTCAAAAAGCTGGAAGAGATTGGCTTGGGCCAGAGTTCCATTGGAGTCATTGTAATAAAGCAAAGAACCGGCGGGGTCGATGAAGACTTCCGCCATAATATAATGGGTTCTGGTTGAATTGTCCGAAGCCGTAGTCACGGTATCGTCGCCAGAAAGAGTCGCCCCGGTGTTGTTTGTATAACCAAGAGCCAAAAGGTTTCCGCCGTTTTCATCGACTAAACCCTGAATTACTCCCAAAACCGGATTACCAGCTCCAACCAAATCAATCAAACCAGAAGTGTTTACCCGAACTGCGTCACCAATCGTAAGTGTTTTAGAATCTCCCGCACGAATCTTCAAGGCCATCGGGGACTGTGACCCCAAAAGGCTCTTGCCGTATCGAAAACCCGTTGATGCTGTGTATGCCATGTTCTTCTTTCACTAGAAAGTATAGAACATGTTGGCTACCACTTGTCAAGTTTAGCTTCAAAAAACCCCTTATTCCTTCTTCAAATCGTCGTCTTCGAGTCCCGGCCCGTACCAAGAAACTCCGTCCTTATCAACTCCCCGATCCGGTATTTCATCGCCCCGGTCTTCCCTCTTCTTAATTTCCCGTTCTTCCATCGGACTCAAAACTGGTTTGCCCTCAACTGGAGTCACGGTTGGCAACTCTGAACCCAATTGGATTATTTCTTTCTTTTCCAAATCCTTGTGGCCGTTCATGTGTCCCAGAACCGCTATTTTAGAGACATGACCATACTCGCAGTGAGGACATTTATAGTTTCCCGTTGCTCTTTCCTGTTTTATCTCCACCTCTTCGAGAAATTGATACCTGGTCAAGAGATCTTTTGCCACACTGTCGTCAAAAATCAGAGTTTCGCCGACTTTGATGGAATACTCCCGGCTTTGACCCTCTTTCCTGACTATAGTAGTGATATCTGCCCCGTTTTCCGGGTTTTTTAATGCTTTCATGTTATCCCCTCCTCGATTTTATAATTTCTTTCATTCTTTCCTTGTATTTGTCCTCGGAAACGCCCATCTTTTTGGCCGCATACCGTTGCTCCTGGGTTAAGTTGATATCTTCACCTTCGCCACCTGCAGAAGACGAAGAAATACCCCCGATTGCCCCCATCTCAGCCCCATCCCGCTCCGCTTTCCTGGCGATGGCCAGATCAGACTGTACTTTGTCCCGATTAGCGATCCAGTAGGCATTTTCCAGCATTTTATCCAACTTTTGCAGGGGAACACTGTCCAACATCTGCTCATAATTCTTAAATTCACCCCTGGGATCAACCAATTCCCACAAAGCGTTACCGATTTTTATGTGGTCTTCCTTTTTCTTGTCTGCGGCCAGTTTGTCTATGCCATATCTGGCCTCAAAACGGTTAATTATCTCGCTTTCCTGACTCCGGCGGACATCGGTTAAAGCCGGATCGGTCTTCTTGTCCTTGCCATCACCGCCTCCGTCCCCGTCCCCGTCCCCACCATTTAATTCATCAATCCACAGCTTGACCATCTTCTCTCTGGTCGGGTCTTTGCCGATGGCAGCCAAAATTACGTTCATTTTCTTCAAAACTTCAGTCTTTTGCCTCTCCGATTCGCTCATTTCCCCTAATTTCTTACTGGCCTCACCGTACATTTCCATCAACTGCCCCTGGCTTTTGTCTTTTACCTTGTCTTTCCATGACAAATCTCCCGGCTCATCTTTTTTAGGTTCCACCGAAATCGATGGTGTTGCCGGAGGATCTACTTGTATTACGGAATCATCGGCCATTTGTTTGCGGGGCCGTGGGCTACACGGTTCTCCTTAACTGGAATAATATACCCAGGAACTACCAATGTCAATGTTTCGGCTTGTGCATCCGATACATTTCCTTCTCTTTCATCATCATTTTTCCACCCTTTTTTGCCGATTTCTTTGCGTATTTTGAAACTTTCTTAGCCATTTAAATCACCTCACTCCCAACCAACGCCCAACCCAAGCTCTTTAACAATCGCCGGATCAAGACCTTCAATAACTTTTTTAACCTTTTCCCTGCCTTTTGGACCCTTGTTTCTGGCTCTCCCCGGCCCAACTCTGTATGCAGCTATGCCTGTTGTTAAATCATTGTCCATCTGTTTTCTGTATTGATCTAGTAATCTAGCTGAATAAGGGATTGCAAATCCAGGATCGAATGCTTGAGTATCGGTAACATCTGGATGGGCCAGATCGTTAATCTGCGCAATCCCACGATCCCTCCAGCTCTGTCCATAGTCGTTTACTCCGGTATTTATAGCTTGTGGATTGAACCCACTTTCTGAAAAAATTAAACTAGCCAAAACCGCTGGATGTATATTGTATTGATTTGCCGCCTGAATAATTAACCCGGAAATATCTGTCGGGATATTCCCGTGTGTAAAACCTTGAATATAATTCGGAGGAGTGGGAGTGGGGGTCGGTATTTCTTTTGCAGCCTCTGGATATATTTTGTCGAAGCCCTCGTTATAAAAAGTACCAGCGTCGGGAATCCGACCTGAATTTGCAGACAAAACCTGCTGTTGTCTGGGAGATATGGTTGGCCTAGCTGTTGGAGCTGGAGTTGCCGTTGGTTGTTGAATAATGTTGGGAAAGTCACGCATAAAGTTAGGTTGAGGTTGTTGCTTGGCATACTGAAGAAACTCGCCCACCCCCTGTTTAGCCTTACCAAAGAGGTTGCCGACCAAACCCCCCAAATAATCTTTTAGACTAGCCATTTTTACTCTCCTTCAGCCTCCGTTCCATCTCGTTCGGAGATTCCCTAATCATATCAAATACAATATATAGTGATTCTATCCCTCCCCGGAGAGCCGCTTTCTCAATGGCCAATTTTACCGGATCTCCCTCCGGCAACCGCCAGATGATGTTTTTCTTGCGTTCAGCTTCAGCTTTCAGGAACCTGAAGAACATATCATTGTCTTTGTCGTTGGCCAGCTTCACCAGAAACTTCAACTCCTCCAGCGTAATCGCTTTCAGGTATTCGACAACCTGAATAGTAGCTTTTCTCTTTACCATATTATGCTTGTACCGGCATCGTCCGGCTTCCGGTCACTTTGCCGGGCATGACATCGCCCATCTTAATCCTGCTGGCCTTGGGTGCTTTACCCGGAGAAATGGCCTTTCTGGCCGATTCCCCACCCTGGATGGCTTGCATGGGCGAGTTACCCTCGTTGCCCATACCTCCGCCCATTCCGCCCTCGGCTCCCATCGCCCCACCCTGACCGCCACGGTGGGCTTGGGCCATGAGTTCAGGCATGACGTGGTTGCTGAAATTCTGCAAAATCTGGGGATCAGATGGAACCTGGTCTGAACCCATAAACTCGATGTGGATTCGGGAATGAGCCGGGGATGCGTACTCGGTGGGCGGAACCTCCTGACCCTGGGTCAACATCTGGTTCTCCCGCATAGCCAGCTCGATCTGCATCTGCAAACCGCCGCTTTCGGTGTCCTCGCCCTCCGCCGGTTGGGCGTGGAGAGCATCGGGGTCACGGTCATGGACGGTTAACAGGAGATCGCCCAGTTTAATCGGATCAAAACCGGGGTTTTGGATTAGCCGGTCATATAATTCCACTGTTTTGCTCTGCATGAGGGGAATACTGGGAGGAAGAGTCGGCCCGGCGGAGAACTTGATATCAAACCCACCCCTAACCGCCGGAATAAAGAACTCCGGCTTAGCCTCAAAGAAGGTGTAACCCTTGTAGGGTACCTCTTTGACCTGGCCCCGTTCATCGAAATCCAGTTTCTTGTCTTTAATCTTGATGTTTTTGTAACTCTTTTGGTAGAAATCACCACCCATTTCCTCCAAAACTCCCTTGGCTTTCAACTCTTCAATCTTCTTCTCGAAGTCCTGGGAACCCTTCTCTCCCACAATCTTCTCCAGCCGTGGCTGGGAGTAGAATTGGATGATGTTGGCTACTCTCAATCTGGCCACATCCACCAGGAATCCCCGTTGGAACATGCGGATCTTCATCCTCAACCTACGCAGAGCCGATTCTTTCAGGATGGCCGCTTCCGTGGCCGTACCGGCTTGAGGGGCGGAAGTGAACCTGGGATCAATCCCGGTGGCAATCGTGCCGTCTTCGTCCAGAGCTTTGAGTGACATCTCCACCGACCGGGGAATATCCCCATACTCCACGGCTTTAACCGAATCGGGGTCGTCAACTGGCACCATGGCGTGGGGGCGGGCAATCAAATCTTCTTCGCTCAACTGGTTCCGGCTACCCACCAAAAACATTTTGTCGATGTCTAAATGATTCCTGTCCAGAATCATCCGGCGGAGAGTGTCTTTCTCGTTTTGTACCGACTCCAAGAGCTCCGGCTCACCTTTGCCGTAGAAACGGTGGGTGCGTTTAATGTCTATCGCCCTGGCAAAAGGAAGCTGTTTGTGCCGGTAAATATTCGGCCCCATCCTGATGACCACATCGTTGGCAATCACCACCAGATAATCCTTGGGAACCCTCGACCAGTACCACAAAACCTCCACTTGGCGGGAGTGGTCTATCCCCGTGGGGGGTTTGTAAAACTCGTAATAATCCGCTCCCTTGCCGGGAATAACCCGCTTGGCGTTCTCCAGCGGATCCCAGACCTTGCCCGTAAAAAAATTCTTGAAATCGTCAATGTCCATAACATACCGACGGATACAATCCCTGGCCGGGTACGGCCCGGAATTTATGTTCCTGGCGTTTTCGTCAATGAAGAAGTCCTGCAGTCTAACCGGCTCCAAAATACAGTCGTCGTACTCAAAAATCTCTTCCTCGGTATAACTTTCCTTGCCATCTTTGTCCACCTTAATATGCCTGATCTTTCTGGGCTTTTTTAGATAATATTCCTGGCCGATGCCGGTTCCCAAAATCAAAGAATCCTTGAAGACATCATCCCTGGCCGTGTCGCTGTCTGAAATTTCCCAGGTGTAATCGTAAATATGGCTCATGACCGTAGCTTTTGGTACATCCTCTTCCCCCCTACCCTGGATCAACGGCTTACTGCCCTGCTCAACCTCTTCGGACATCGCCGATTCCACAACCGCAGTGGTGAGGGGAACCACGTGGTTACTCTGCCAATCTTCTTCGTTTTTCTCCGGCCTCATCGCCTCCCACTGTTTCAGCCATTTATCCCAGTTTTTAGCAGCCTGTTTCCGGTCACTTCCATCCTCCATCTTGACCTTTCGGTCATACACCATCTCCAAAACCTTCGCCTCTTCCCCGGTGGGCTTGTAGGAATCCCTGATCCGTTCAATATTATCTTTCTTGACCATACAAATAGTGCTGGTGGTAATGTTCCCGTCTTGGCCGTGGAGAGACAATCATGTCGGTCATGTATGAAAAAGCGTCGATCATATCATCGTGTTTGCCTCTGGGAAAACGGAGTAATTCGTCCTCTAGAAGCTGCAGGTTTTGCACTGCCTTACTGTGTAATATCTTACCACCTGCATAAAGCGGCTGCAGGGATTTGATTCTTTCAGCCTTGGTTCTGTCGCCCGGAGTGATCTCTCTAATTGGTAAAAACTTGCCCCGCCTCTTCATTTCCTCGTTCAAAAAATACTGCAAAGTCTTCTGGAAAGCTACCGTTTCCACTCCGATTGAATTCGGGTGGTACTGGTCTGCCAAAAAAAAGATCCGGTTAATCAGGTCGTACGGACTAACCCTGGCTCGGTCAATGTGCCGGACTAATATGTTTCCATACTGGTCAACGTCGGTAATAATTATTCCCGTATAATCCGCCTCTTTTGCCAGAGAGATGGCCGGATCGACGGTCATGTAGCGGTTCACCATCCTGCCCTTCCAATCCTCCAACTCGATGTACTTAAACCATTCCTTCCTGAAAATTGCGGAATCTTCAGGGACAGGATTGAGCAAATACTGGGCCGAGAATTCATACGGCCCTTTGCCGGTATACCGGGATTTAAGTTCCTTGTAGGAAAACTTCTCCGGCCAGAGCCGGTTTTGCATCAGAGCTTCTCCGCCCTCGGAAAAAACCTGCTCCAGAGTCCCCTCGAATTCAAACGCCGGTCTGATTAAAAGGTCATAACCCTGGATAACTTTGTTGTCGGGGTTGCGCAGCCACTCGTATAGATCCTTGTCCGTCCAGCAAGTGCCAATGACGATGAGCTGGCCCCCGGGTTCGAGGAGATCGAGAGCGTCTTTGTAGCGGAGAATGACCTTGGAAGCCAGGTCTTCGGAGTCAGCGATGTCCCGGTTAACCACGTCGTCCATGATAATTAAATCCGGGTGGCTGCCGACCAAATTAGATTCAACCCCGGTGGCCCAAACCGTCGGCCCCTTTACCCCGTGATCAGACCTTTGCAGGGTAATCCGATCCTGACTCCATTCAATTGGATTGTCGGCCATAGACCCGAAGGTGTTAATCAGGGTTTCGTTTTTCTGCAGATGGTTTTTAATTTCGGTTAAAAAGTCCACAGCCATCTGCCAAGTGGCGTTTAAGATCAAAACACGAGTGTTTATATTTTCCACCAGCCTGAAAATAGGATAACCGATGGTGATGAGAGTTGATTTTAGGTGACCACGAGGAACCAAAAGAAGTTTTTTCCTGTCTCTCCGGTTCTGGACAAAATAACAGATTTCCTTGTGGAACTGACCCAGAGGAACTTTCTCCGATCCTGTTTCCACTCCCAAAACGTATTTGTTAAACAGGTACAAATCCGGCCCGCATCTGGCTTTGAGCATCTCTTTGGCCACCTCCGCCAGCTTCACATATTCTTTTACCAGCTGCGGCTTGGGGATGATGAATGGAGAAGTTTTGCGGCTCATGCTAGGTATACCCCCGCCTCAGTTTTGGAAGCCCTCTCCACTTCTAACTTCTCAATGTCGTCAATCGTGTTTTCTGCCTGAAGACACAAAACCACACAAGCATTGAGATCGTACTGGGGATTATTCATGGGGGCAAAACCCCGGCCATACGTTTTTCCCGACGGAGATCCCAGAAGAAGCCCGACCCCCTTACTATTATAGTAAGTGCGGTACTTCCAGCCCTTCCTCAATTCCACCTTCCGCTCCAAAACGTCCAGGCATATTTCAGTTAAAAACTGTTTATAGTTGTCAAACTTGTACCGGGCTCTCCTGCCCAGAACTTCCAGATTTTGGTCTGCCTCCTTTTTCTCTTCCCGGTCTCCAGCCTTGCCCTCCTCGATGACCCACTTTGCCGCCTTAACTTCGCTGTCCTGGCCCATAGCATCGACCTTTTCGGCTGCTTCATCGACCTGCTTTTGTACCTCGTCACCCAGGGCCATACCCCGCAATTATACCGCACCCTTCCTGTGGTAATATCAAGATATGGAAGATGGTTTAACCAGAAACGTGCGAGGAGAACCACTGCCCTGGGAAGAAGAGAAAAAGAACTTTTGGGGAGAAACTCCCCGTGGGAAAAAATCTTTTCCTGAAATTTTAGAGGGCATGGCCAGGCTGGGGAAAGAAGCAGCAGAGCGGGAAAAAAAAGAACAGGAACTCGTAAAAGCGGCGGAAAAGATCTTCGCCCAGCCTTTCCCCATGCTGGGGGATGCGGATACGGATAATTCGACTCTTCCCTCGTGAAGCGGTTGTTACTCCCCCCTTTCTCCGGCAAAAAGAAGGGGGCCACCTTTTGTGACCCCCTACGACCAGACTCTTCAGTTGCAGTAGAAGAAGATGTATCAGATAGTCCGTACTGCCAGACCATGTTAACCCATAAGTAGCAGTTTGTCAAAAACTTGACAACTTGCATTATGTGTTATGATACTTTCATGTATCAGAGCATTTGTCGCCAGACTAATCACACCAGCATAAACCCCCCTTCTGGGGGCCGGGTCAGGCCATGGCAGGAATGTCGTGGGGCCTCTAATCGGACAGAGGTGCAGAGCCCGAAGGGAAAAAATCTGCAGGACCGTTCGATATAAAAAAATAAACTGAACGAGGCGTGTGCACCTTCAAGAAGTTGGAGGAAGTCAGATTAACGCCCATGCGGTCTACCTCGGCAGAAGACGAGAGGCAAGTAGACACATGAAAGCAACTTCTTACTTCAAGGCCCATTGGGGGGAAGGGGGGCCAGTCCCTCACCAGATCTATCTCCCAGCATAATCGTCTTACTAAAAAAAATTTACTGCGTATTTAAGAG